TCAAGTGCTGCAACTCTAGCTCTAGCATCGTCCTGTACAGGTTGTTCCTCAACAGGGGGTGTGACGTCCTCTTGTGCCACATTGCCTGACTCGTAACCATACTCGGCTTTTGCAAAATCGGAGACTGCTTCTAAAGTAGCTTCTCCGTCATACACTTGTTTTAGGGCTTTACCAAAACCTTTTGATGTTTCAAGACCCATCTGTTGGAATATTCCATCCATCTTCTCAGTCTTAAGAGATTCTAATTCTGCTAATAACTTAGCATTTTCGTCACTCTTTCTATCAATGGTTTCACGCATTGCCTTAACTCCGGAATTTTCCGGTGCTTCAAATTCGTCCATATCGTACCTCCTCACAGTGTTTACCTATCAGACTAAGCCTGTGGAACCTAGCCGTGGTGTTACCCTTCACACTTGACTTTTGGGCTGGGTAACTAATCCCTAAGTCCTTACTCTGCGATTTTTATACAAGCTTTCTACGCAGGCTTTGAAAGCTGTTTGCAGGTCTATTAAGCGGACCACGCAACGCTAATCCTATTATACACTAATCTTGTAAAAGTCCAGTAACTTTACTACCTTTTTTAACTGCACCTGCTTTACCACTAGACATTGATGATTGTTCTGCTTGTAGTAAGTTTAATGCTTTTCGTGCTTCTATATCACCAATTGCTGCTGATTCTAATGTTGATAAATCTACATTAGTACCTGTCTGTGTACTCATATTTGTATATGTACCAGCTGATTGATATAAATTTCTAGCACCTTCTTGTGTTAATCCAGCTTTTCTTAATGCATCAAATTTATTAAAAGTACTTGAGAATCCAGCAGCTTTTGCTTCAGCTGCAATAGTTAATGTTGATAACTCTCCTTTTAATAATTTATCTTCTATATCTGGATTAATTAAAGCAGCAAAAATAGTTGGTTCATCAGTTGATATATTAAATTTATCTCTAAACAATTCTTCTACTTCAGGTATATTATTTTTAACTGCATTATAAACTGTATCAATTCTTGCTTGAAATTCTTGTGCTGAAACTTCTCCTGTAATCATTTCTTCAAAATTCTTTTCAAAATCTGTAGTATCTGTAATACCTACTTCTCCTAATGTTTCTCTATAAGTAGCTTTTGTACTTACAGCTTCAAGTTCTGACATAATTAAACTTCCATCTTCTCTTTCTAGATATTGAAACTCATCTTTCCAAGCTTGTGTTTTTCTTGTAGTAGCTAATGCTATAGGGGCATCTCCATATTTAACCCATTCTTTTGCAAATGTTTCTAATACTTTTTCAGGAAAGAATTTATATAATGCAGCACCTATACCATATCCTTTTGTATAATCTCCACCTAAAGAACTATTACTAGAATTAGAACTAGATGCATCTACACCACCAGAATCACCTTCATATGTTTCTGGGTCAAAAGCTTCACTTGCTGAATAGCCTGCAAAACCTTCTCTTCCAGGTATCATTCCTGCAATTAGTCTGTCATATTCCGACATCCCATTTTTATCACTAGCTCTTACACCTGTTTGTGCTGTAGTTCTTGCTCCACCAGGTCCTATTACAACTACTTGTTTATTTTCTTCACCTTCTAAAAAACGATTATCTTTTGCCATTAATCTATCCATCCTGCTGATTTAACTACTCCAGTACCAAAAGCATTAGTTAATGCATTATTATAATTTCTTATAACACCACTATAACCTCTTTGAAATCCTTCTCCTCTTAAGATTTCTGCTTCATTTTCTGGTTTATTCTCTCCTAATAGTTTAAGTATAATAGGGTCATCTGATTTTATAGTATTTATATCAACATCCCATATTCTTGCTGCAGCAGATTTTTTACCACTCACTATACTGCTCCAAGCTAAATTTTTATCATACTGAGGATATAAAGCATGCCTTTCAGATTTCATTTGTTCAATTAATTCATTCTTAAAACCTGGATTATTTCTTATATTACCTGCATATTCTTGTATTTTATCTGTATATTCTTTTTGTAATTCTATTGGTAAATAAGTATCTATAAGTTCTTGTACTTCATTTTCTTGTAATGTAACTTCAGCAAAACCTTCTCCACCTATTACTCCTGCAAATCCTGCATCTAAATCTCCAAAAGCATATGAATCAATTGCTTTGTCTACTTGTTGTTGTGCTTTTGAAGCACTCCATCTACCCCAAGCCCATTCATTAGCAGCATAAGTTATAGCTGCATCAGATAAACCTCCACCTTTTGCATTTACATGTTTTTGTAATTGAAGTTTATAATCATTTATTTTTGCATTAAATGAATCTTCATCTTGACTATATTCTGTCCATGCATCAAACGTTCTAGGGTCATATCCTAGACGTTTTAATATATCATTATGTGATTCACCTGTTTCAGTTGAACCATAAGTTTTAAACATTTCATAACCTTGAGCACCCCATTTACTAATAGCTCTACCAACTTCGTCAATATAATCTTCATTATTCCACCAAGGTGCATCAACTGTTACATTTTCTATCATGTCTAAAGTATTTTGAATAAAAGAAACACCACCTGGTGGTACATATCCAGCTTCTCCTTCTTTACCTTGACCTCTTATTTCTAAAGCAATACCTGATATTCCACCATCAACATATACAGCATCTCTTAAATCTCCACTTAAAATTGCTCCATCAAAATCATCTGAAGTTTCAAATACTTCTAACTTTCCATCACGTTCTAATGCATAATGTATATCACCCATGACAGAAGATACTGTTCCCCATTCTTCAACTCTATCCTCTTTAGGAGGAGGACCTCCATCAACTAAATCTTGTATTCCATGACCTTCCGGAACATCGTAATAGTAAGATACATCTCCTGCATCTACTCTTATATAATATTTACCAGTTTCTTTAATATATATTAAAGTATTACCTTCCATGTTTCCAAAAGTTTTTACTTCATAATCACTCTTAGACATTATCTACCTCCTGTTATTTTTTTAATTCCACTTAAAGCATTACTATATATATCTAGGCCTGATGGAAATGAAGGCAACCATGTTTCATCAGCTAATTTACCATATGCTGCCCATGCATGAGATAAAGGACTTCTTTCACCCATTTGATACATATCATCTTGTATTCCTGCTAAATTTTCTTCTGTAATATTATTTAATTCTACTTTCCAATTATCAAATGCTTCTTCATCAACTAAACCCATACCTGCACCTAATATCATAGCTTGGTCTAATTGTCTAGCTCCTGTTATATTAGCCATTTGTGGTATTGCATCTACTACAGTTGCTACAGCATTAGCTGCTTCATAATACATCCAATACGTTAAACCAGCAGCTAGTCTAGGAAATCCCATTTTAGTTGCTAAAGCTATAGCACCATCTTCTATTAATTCTGATATAGGGTCAATTAAATATATAGCATATCTTCCAAATTTTCCAGTTCCTCCAAATTTCTGGTCAACTTCATTTATAGCTTTTACACCTTCTTCATTTGCATCAAATACAAGTGGGTCATCTGCAGCAGCTGCTCCTAATGAACCACCACCTACTCCTTCAGGAACTTTAGAACTTTCAATATCTTCAGCAGTTACTTTTTCACCTCTATTAATTTTAGATTCAATAGTTTCAGCATTTAACCATTCCGTTGCAGCTGAAGTAATTTCTTTTGAATTATATTTTACTTTGTTTGTAATTTTTTGTCCTTTAACTGTTTCACCTTGTGTTTCTGCTAATAAATCTGTAAGTTGATTTAGTTGGTCTTTATATTTACCATTTTCAGATTTTGCTTGTATCGTAAGTTGATTTCTTATAGATTGTTCCAAATTTTTATTATTAGCACCTTCTACAGCATCTTGCCAGTTTGCATAATGTATTTTCATTTGTTCAAATATTGCATCATGCTTTTTTTTATTTGTTGGGTTTAGCTCTTTATATTTTAAATAAGCTATATTTTTTTCTGGATTAAAAGAACCTATAGCCATTATTTACCTAACATCATTCTAAGAACCATAGTTTGTATTTCTTTCTTTTGAGTAGCTGCAGCATTAGCATCCATCTCTTTTTGATATGCTTCTTCACGTTCATCATACTCTCTAAGTACTGGGTCTTCTATTCCTAATTCAGTTGTTAAATCTGTCATTTCATCAAAAGATTTTATTGTATCTCTTCCTGCTATATATTCTTTTGCCCATTCTTCTTGTTTATGTGCATCTTGCATTGATAAAAGATTTTGTGTTACTTCTTGAAAGTTTTGAGCATATGATTCAGCTATACCATTAGCCCACTGTGCTATTTCTTCTTTAGTACCTCTTCGACCCAATTTATACATAAACCAATCTTCAACTTCTTGTTCTCTCTGTAAAGGAGAAGGAACTTTATAATTAAGTTTTAATTGGTCAATTAAAGCTTCTTCTGCTTTTGCTCTTTGTGTTGTAAAAGCTAATTCATTACTTTTTCCATATTCTTGTACAGCATGATTAAAATACTTCATATTTTCTTGAAACTCTATCGCCCATGGAGATTCTTCTTCTTGTATAATACCATATGAAACTCCAGTAGTTTTTTTAAGATATTCATAATACTGACCACCAGTAAAGAAAATATCTTCAGCATTCATAATATCGCTATATTCTTGTGTATTTTGTTGAACACTTCTATTTGTATCAAACCAATTCATAACATTAGTGATAGCACTTTCTAATAAATAGCTATGTCTACCTTCATGTCCTAAGAAATAATCAGGTGATACTGCTTTATGTTCTATTAAATAATTTTGAAATTCTCTTATATCAGCTTCACTTGATGCATCATTAATGAAAAAATGTAAATCTTTTGTAAAGTGACTATTAAATGGTTCCATTAAATAAGCACCAGGATTATTAGGGTCAGGTTTAGGTCTACCGTCTTCACCTATAACTATACGCATTCTTCCTTGTTTAGGTTCGTAACTTCTATCTAATCCACCAATTCCTAAATTACCTAAGAGACCTTCTAATACCTTTGGGTCAAAATTGGACCCTGTTATTCCACTTATACCATATGCTAATTGGTCTATTTGTCCTGAAGACATACCAGATGTAGAACTTTCAGCAGCAATAGCTGATAAGGTTCTGTCAAAAGCTTCTATATTATTATCTTCTAAAAGACCTTCTAAATCTACCATTTGTTCATTAGTTAAGTTATATTTACTTTTACCAGTATCTGGGTCAACAGGAGCACTTAATATAGCACGTATATCTATAGTTTCAGTATCTATATCTATACCAAAGTATCCAGCATATTTATTTACTACTAATGTATTAAAAGATTCTACTTTTTCTCTTAATTCATTTCCACTACCTGGTGTAGTGTTTACTATCTCTTCATAAAGGTCAGTCATTTATTCCCATTTCCATTAACAATTCTTTATCATCTCTAAATAACTTTAGCATTACAGATGTCCATACATGAAAGAAATCAGGATATTTACGAATAATAGCTTCTGCCTGTTGATTCATTAACATTCTCATATAAACTGCTCTTTCATCTGTACTTTGTAACCACCAATCAGGATTCTTTGTAGGTGATAACATTGAAGATACTTGTTCAAATTCTTCCCAATCTTCTATCATCATTGCAAAACCTTTTCCTGTTTCTTGTCCCATAACTGTATCATTGTCTAACCATTTAAGTCTCATTTCTCTAAACATATCTTTAGAAGATACTGTTTCGAATAATCCCCAATCATCTTCTTGAAATCCTGGTAGTTGAAGTATTAATTCATTTCTATACCATCTCTTAGCGATTATTTCTTGTGTTGAATTGAGATTTAAATTTTCTAACATATTTATAAAGTGCTGATATCTAAAGTATCCAATAGTATCATTAACATTCCTTCTAAACTCATCTGGTGATAGTTGAGTTTTATCTGGTATTAAATCAGAACTAGCTCTTTTTTCTGCTGGATTTTCTGGTAGAACTAACCAAGAAGTTAGTTTTAAGTTTCTAAGTTGTTCTCGATTTTCATACTTCCATTTTTGTGATTTATAAGAATAGTTTTCTCTTCCACCTTTAGTTACTTTAGATGGTGCTGTTAACCAACCATGTTCTAAACCATATTTATTTATAAAATCTTCTGCAGCAGCAGTATCATCATTATCATTATCTAATAGAATTTTTCTATATTCATCTGCTAATACTGAAGCATGCCATGTTTTACCTGAAGTATCTTTTACATAAAATGTAGGTTGAAAACCTGTAGGTAACATAAATTGTGCTAAAGATTGAAAAGCAAATAATTGACCAGATTTAGCTTTAGAATATAATAAAAATGCTTCATCTCTTTTTTGATTAAAATCAATATCTTTTTCACTCCATCTATCATCAATTTCATTTAAATACCTATCTAATTTACCCATCTTATATAATTTAATATTTTGACCTGTAATCATTCCATATCTATAAACTTGTATAGTTGAAGCAGCTCTCATTTGTTCAAATTCATAAGTCATTTCTTCATCTACATCTGGATTGACTATTGCAGCTGCAAGTTTTTTAAACCAAGGTGGTGATGGAATAACTCCTCCTAGTACTTGTGATGGAGGTAAAAATCCACCAAATAAAGTATCTTTAAGTTCTGCAGGCCATGATTCAGTTGGTCTTACTTTATCTAAAGCAAATGCAACCATTGGGTTTGGTCCAGGAACAAATCCCTGTCCTAATAAGTTAATACCAGATAAATAAGCTTTAGCAGCTACTTGAGTTTCTGTCCATTCTGGTGTTGTTTCTACTTGAGGATTTACGTTTGGCCAAGGCCTCCAGCCTCTATATTCTCCACCATAAACAAGACTTGAAAGAAAACCTGAGAATGGCCATACAAACATTTTCTCATTTCTATTCTGAGGATTAACAGTAATAAAGCCTTCTCCTCCTCTTTGTCTACTTCCATCAGTCATATAGCTTTCTCCAGCTCTTACAGCAACATGAGCATTTCTTGCTGCATAAGGTTTATCTGCTAATAACTTTGTCCAAGTAGATGCAACTTCAAACCAGATTTCTGGGAATGGAAATATGTTTCTTGTAATATCAGATATTAAATGTTTCTTAGAAGCATCATAAAGTAAGTTCTTAGTTCCTGTTAATCCAAATGATTTTGATGCAGCGTTAACTGTATTGAAATCCATAGCACCTTCTTTTACAAGTTTTGATTTACTTAAAAAACGCATTTCTTGAATAATTTTTTCAGGGATACCTAACTCAACAGCTTCATCAATAAGTCTTTTTCTTGCTGGACTTTGTATATTTTCCCAGTTTGATAATAGATATTGATATCTATATTGCTTAAATGCAACTGAACGATTTAAATATCCAATTGGTTTTGTCATTAAATGAGTAAACATATGATTTACCCACATATCCATTTTCTTTCCAAGTTTATTAGAATCTTCTACTTCAAGAGCTTGTTTAAGGTCACCCATATCTAAGTTAAGACCAGGTCTTCCATTAACAGTAGTTGTATCTGAATCAACATATCTTCTTAATTTATTATTTAATGTTTCTTTATTTTTTCTCCAAAGATTAGTTACTGCTAACTCTCCTTTAGTAGCATCTTCAGGAATGAATGTAATTAACTTTCCTGAGTCTAAATCTAATAAATCTCCTGTAGAAATAAATTCAATTAATTCATCACTACTTCCAGCAGCACTTCTACTACTTGTTATGTTATATCTATATTTTTGATTAGCTCTAGCATGTTGATATAATTCACCTTTTTGTAATTTTCCAGCTGTTTTCATTCTTATTCTTGCTTCAATTGATTGAACATGTTGCATTATAAAATCTTCATCATGTGTTATCCTGCTCCATTTTCTACCACCCCAATCAGCTATATCTTGTAAATGTTTTTGACCTGCACCAGATTTTAACCATGTAGCTACTTCATCACTTTGATGTCCATGTCTAGCAATTATTCTTGCTAATGGGTCATTTCTTAATTGTAATAATTCAAATCCTAAAGCATCAACATAATTATCTAATCCTTGTGTTTTATTTATTCTAACAAAATTCAATGCTCCTGTAGCTTCATCACTTCTACCTAGTAATCCTTTTAATGTAAATCCTTTTTGTATAGCTTCAAAGTGTTCATAACTTTGCATTAATTTAACAGCATCTAATTGTGCTCCTGTTATATTTCCCATATCAATAGCTAATTTTCTATGTTTCTTTCCTGAAGTTACCCATTGTATATAATGCATTGGATGATTGAAAAAACCATCTAGATTTCCCATAACAAATCTTGCTTGTTCTTCTAAGAAAACTCTTGTTAAAAAGGCAGCTCTTAAAAGAACTAATGGTTTAAATATTTTTCTTGTGTAATAGTCACCTAATCTTGATAACCAATCTGATTTAAACTTTTTAACATGTATAACACCAGTCATTTCTGGTTTGATATTACTATTTACATCCCACCAATTATAATGATATTTACTCCATTCAACAGAATGACCAACCATTCCTTTCAAAGTTTTATAAACTTGTTTAGATTGTTCATGACTTCTTGTATATAAAGGACCTAAAGCTTTTCTGATTATTCTATAATCAACAAATCCATGAACATTTTCAGCAAATTCTGATAGCAAATGACCACTACCTGACTCAACTATTTGGTCTACGCCCTTCCAATCTGGAATAGCATGTGTTTCTATTATATTAAATCCACTTCCTGCATGAGGCATTGTTGTTGCTACTTCATCACTTCCACCAATAAAGTAACCTACCAAATCAGTTAATTTATTTTGATTCATACCAAATTGTTCTGCTATTTCAACTTCCATCAAGTCAGCAGTTTCATCACCTTTAATTTTTCTAACCATTGCAATATCATCACCAGCTTGTTCTACCATAAACTTAGATATTTCACTTTTCTTTCTCCAATCCATTCTGTCAAATTTTAATAATCTTTGACCTATTGAAGTTAAGTCATAACCAGCAACAGTTAAATGTGCAAGTAATTGTTCTCTAGCAACTGCTTTATTTAATCCTTTAATTGCAAAGTCAGGAGTTAGATGCATAATTTTTCTAAAATATGGATTTGTATTACTATATAAATTTGAAGAGAATCCTAAATATGTTTCAAAAGGAACTTGTTGTTGTGAAGGAAATGGATTTATATCTTGTAATTTTCCTTTCATATCATTAATAAAGTTCTTATTAAATCTTGTTGCTTGTCCTCCTTGTAATCCAACACCAGGAGTTCTTGGTACAAATAAATCACTAAGTATACTATGTTTAACAACTTCATCTGAATTATCTATAACTGTCATACTTGCATTTTCAGGTATAAATAATTTAAAACCTTTTTTATTTAATGCATTTCTAACTAGCTTAGGTCTTCTTATTGCATTAACACCTAAACCAACAGCTCTCATACTTGCACCTGGTATTGCTGTTATAGTTTTTAATACACCAGGTATTACAGTTCCTGTTCCAACTTGAAGTCCGTGACCTAATTTACTTCCGATACTTTTATAAGCTGCATTTTCATTTCCTACTCTTGATAATACTTTACCTCTAGCTTTCTGCCATCTAGTTGCATTTGGCTTATTAGCTATCTCTTTTCCTACTCTAGCCATTTCTCTTGATACTTTATTTCTAAAGAAAGCAGCACCTCTTGGAAGCATTCCACCATCAAATTGATTTAAATTTTTACCAATAGTTATTCCTTCATCCATTAAACGTCCATAAATTTTTTGTATTCCAGCTCTATTTTGTTTTTTAGCATGGTTAATAATTTGTTGATGTATTGCTCTATCAAATTTTCTAAAGATTGGATTACTTGCTAATAAAGCAAAAGTATCTCCATTACCTGGTGATTTATCACTTAATACTGTTTCTATTATTGAATCATATATTTTCATTTGAAATGGAGAAGAAAGTAGTTCTTCTTTTGTTTCTCTAAATATCATTGGAACTTTTCCTAGAAAAGTATATTCTCTTTTATCTTTTGTAGAAATTCTATAATGTCTATATTTACTTCTTAATCCTTGCCATAATCCTGTTTGACTATCTAAATAGCCTTGATATCCATCAGGTAACTCATTTGGATTTAAACCATCTAATGAATCTCCCATTTCTTCTAAAAATTCATCTCCTTGTGATTTAGCATCATTTAATGTTACTTTTCTACCTTTTGTTAAATCTATTGACTTATCTGCTGCCCTTAATAAAGGATTAACTCTTCTTAAGTTTTTAAATAGATTTCCAACACCCTTACTACCTTTACCTCCTATAATTTCGCTAGTTAAAGAATATGCAAAATCTATACTTCCAGATATATTTCTAAATGCTTTAGTTCCAGTTGGTGCTAAAAAAGATGCTTGATATCTACCAGGTGAATATAAAAGTAATTCACCATTATCAAATCTATTTTTAAATTCACCTCTACCTCCACCTAATGACCATTTACTACTTCCACTTCTTCCAGCAAAGAAATAAATACTAGCTGGATTATCTAAACTGGTATAATGTATTTCACCATCATCATCTATTGCCTTTAGTGGTCTACCTACATATCTATAAAATATCTCTTTTGCTCTATCTGGAGAATAATTATGTTTAGTTATTAAATCTTGATATCTTGGGTCTTGTTCTGGAGTAAGTGTTATAAATTGCATCCATTTATCTCTATCAAAGTTAATAGGTCTACCTGCATGCATTTCTTTCCACATAGCATTAACGATTGTTTGTCCACCTAATTTATGAGCTTCTTGGAACATATCAATATATTTACTTAATTGACCTCCTATTCCTTTCCATTCTCCAACACCTTCTACCTGTGAAAATCTTACATCAATAGGTAATTCAGATTGTGCTCTACTTGCATCTTTACCTGTCATTCTTTTATAGTCGAACTTTATTAAATCTCTAACATATGAAGTTGACCTACCTGTTGCACCTAAATGAGTAAGTGGTATTGCCCATTTACCTTGAAATCCAACATTTTGCATTAATCCATCCCAAGCCTGTGCAGCCCAAACACCATATTGAATATCTCCAAACTTTGAGTTTTTTAAGTTTTCTCTACCACGTACAGATTTATAAACTCCATCAGGTCCTGGATGAGCTAAACCTAAAGTCCAAAATTCTATTGGAGCAATAGCCATATTCATTTCCCATTCATCACCCCAAGCATTATGTTGTTCAGATAATTCTTGCCATAATGAAGCTTCTTCAGCTACAGAAGATAAAGAATATTCTTCATTTAAATCTTGAACAGCTTTAGAAGAAGCTGGATTATCTATAGTCATTCCTACTGAAGTTGCTGCTGTTTTTCCTAAACCAGGAAAAGCAGTAGTTGCTTCAATAATATTGAAACCTTTTTGTTCTCCTAAAGGAGTTTTAAAGAAATCTTGATATGATTTAAACTTTGCATCAACTCGTGCTTTTGCATTAAGCATATCCCTTTCCATGAAAGGGTCATCCCATAATAAAGGCATTAAATACTCCTAGTATTAATTAATTCTGCAATAACTGGATGTGGATTAACTGAATATAATGCAGCTAATAATACATCTACATCTTCATATAAATCATTTGTAGGAGGATTTTCTCCAGGACCTATAGGTACTCCAGCTGTAATTGGTTCTCCTGGATTTTCTGTTGGAGCAAATACATTTGGATTTGCCATACCTTGCATTGGCATAGGTGCATTAGCACCACCACTGTCACCTAAAGGAGCACCTTGCTGTTGTTGTTCAAAAGCTTGACTCTCACCATACTTTGCATTTGGTAAACGCATAATAGGTTGAGCACCATCAGTTCTTTGACTTAAAGCTCCTGGTCCACTAACTGCATTTTTTCTATTAGGAGTTGGTTTTCTATAACCACCTCTACCACGTTTCTTTGCCATGTATATCCTCGTTTATCATAATTATTATTCCAGGTGTAGGATTTATAACAGTATAAAAAATATTATTTGGTGATACATTTTCATCAAGTACATCATAAATACCAAATTCATTATCAATAATATCCCAAAAAGATTTTTCAATATCCATTACATACCTCCCAATGCTTGAGCTACTCCTGGTGGTCCTTGTTGTGCCATTTGAGCTTGTTGTTGTTGTGCAATCATAGCTTCTTGTTCAGGAGCCATTTGTGGTTCCTGTGGTGTATAGAACATTCTTAATATATCCGTCATCTCTGATGGATATTCGTATATAGCTATTACTGCCATAGTAGCTGCAGGGTCTCCCTGAGCTGACCTAGCAAGAACAGATTCAAATAAAACATTCTCAGCTTTATTCTTTCTAATACGTTCTTGTACCTTAGCTATATTATCAAGACCATCAATATTATCTTGTAAGGTCTCTACGTCTATAACACCAGCTTGTAATAATTGTAAACCTGTAACAATCTTTTGTGGCTCATCAAATCCTGCCATAACACCATAGATTCTTCTAGTTCTATAATCTCCACCGATATCATTGCTAGGAGAATAATTTTCTGAAAAAGCTGTACCTGCATAGAAACCTGCTATAGGATTCTTATTTAATTCAGGGAATTGTAATCCAAGTAGAACATCAAGTTCTAATCTTTTCTCATCCATACTCTGTAAACCATGCTTAATGATTTCTCTATATTCATTAATCATTAATGACATTGTGCTATTTAATTCACTAAGTCCAGCACCAGTAACAAAAGAGTTAGGAGATTGAGAGTCATCAGTTACTGGGTAACCTCCAACCATTCTCAATTGTCTTTCTAATCTATCTACTTGTTGAAATAATTGATAAGGAACATTGTTCTGTGGTTTAGATACTTGAGTACCAGGAGCAAGATAGTTAATTGCAAATCTACCTTTTCTATATTGTCCTGATTCAAGTTCACCAGATATGTTAGTTTCAGTAAATACTGAATCTTCCATAGCTATTGCTGACATAATATTAATCTTTGCCATCATAGCCATCAAACCTATAACATGGTCATACTGACCTTTTAGTTCATCAAAAGAAACTCTCTTCATAAATATAAATGGAGGTGTACTTAAGAAGTTAGGTATGAAATCAAGAATCATATTCTTTTCAGGGAAAACTATATAAGTTCCACCTAAATCATAATATTCAATTATGCGGACACCCTGGCCTGTATTATCTTCCCAATTATTTTGTTTCTCGTTTTCATACGTTTGGCCAAGGCCTCCAGCACCAAAAGCTGCTTCTTGTGTTTCACTTTCATCTGGATTTAAAATCTCTTTAGCAAACTCTGGATAAATTTGAGCAAGTTTATATCTAGGTACCCTTCTCAAAACAGCTAGTTCTCTAGGCTCTTGGTCTGGACCAAAGTTCCCAGGGAAGGTATCGTAAGGGTCACGGAGTTCTGCTGTTGGGTATACATAACCATTTTTATCAGTTCTTGTCGTTATAATCCAAGCAGCGTATCCGTACCCTGGTAACCATCTGGCAACCTGAGCTAGTTGTAAATTTAAATTTTGTTTTTCATCATAGCTAGTAACAATACGTTCTAATCTCTCTGCTCTTACTTTTGCTCTATCAGATGTATTATGATTTAGAATATCTACTCTAACTTGAGGAACACCTGAAATCTTTTGAGCTAATCTATCAATACCAGATTGAAGCATATTAGGAGCAGGTAAAAGGTCTGCATCTGAAGTTTCCATCTTATTTCCAAGTAAAGCCTTCATACCATCTGCACCACCATTAAGTATTGCTTTTATTCTTGCTTTCTGTACTTGTCTAGATTTAGTTGGTTTACCAGAAACAAGTTGAGTTGCGTTATCAACTATCTGTTTATAGTTCTTAATATCTAAATTTTCTATCCCCACGGTGCCTCATTATAATCTGTTACACCAAAATCAGTAAAACTAGCTTCGTAGTCTAAACCCATCTCGGCAAGTTGTTCTTTATTCATTCGTCTGAATACTTTCATTGGAAACCATCCTGCCATAACTATATCAGTTTTTTCCTTGTTTCGCTGTGAAACAGGCTTTCCATCAAAATACAACAGTTGTGTTCTATAAGCATTAACTTTAGCAAGACTTTCAGAATTTCCTGTAGGTAAATGAATTTTATGATTTTCAAATAATCCAGCCATTGAACCTACACCATACATAGGGTCATGCTTATTCTTTCCAGTAATATGCCCTTGCATAGTTACACCACTTCTTAAAACAAATTCTTTTATCTTATCATCTTGTCTAATAGCAGATTGAAAACCATTCTCTTCAATTACCCAATGTTGTAAATCATATCTTTGATACCAGTCAGACATAATCTGTAGAGCATGTTTCACTCCCCCACCTTGTCTATTCTCAATATCTATAAGGAAAAGCTCACCTCTATAGGCGTTTATTCCCCATAGTACTGCTGCTTGATATCCAGAACTAGCAGGGTCAAGTCCGGCAACTAAATGTAAGCTACCTGGTATCTGCCCAATAACTAGGTCTGGTCTCATACATGAATCAATCATATCTATAGTAAATATTTGAGTACCTTCAACAAATGCTTGATTGTAATAAACCATTTCGTATATCTGTCTACCACCTGTAGTCTCTGCAGCTTGTTGTCTAGACATTAACCATTTGTAAGTTCTTTTAGAAGGCCATAGTAAACAGTCAACATGTTCATCAACAAAGTGTTGTTCTATTCCACAAGTTACATCATGTGCTGATTCAACAATAGATTCAAAACTATCATTAGCTAAAAGGTGATGATATAAATCATCTGAGTGTTGTCTTGAACCTATTACTACAACAGCAGTATGTTCCTCTTTTCTTGAAGAAAGAGTTGTTGTCCACCATTGTCTTGTGTTCTCTCTTGCACCAGGTTGCATTGTTGTCTGATGGTCTTCAATGTCATCTGCAATTATTAAGTCGCAGTCTCTTGAAAGTATCTTTCCACCTTTACCTACAGCAACCATTGTTGGAGATTTAATTCCTGGTACTGTTCTTGTACCTACAGTAAATTGATTCTGTGACCATTGTTTACCTGACCTATTATCAGGTTTAAAGTTCTTACCTGGAGCACAAAAGTCTTCTTGTAATCTATCGTTTTGTTCTAAGTGGTCTAATACAGAACTAACAGCATTCTTTGCTATGTCCTCGTTCCCACCAACCCACATAATTCGGATG